GTTTGATCAGACATTTATTGTTCGCAATCACTTTGGCGGAGTTCAACGCTATCGCAACTTGCCGTTGTTCCATGAGAAGATGAAGAGTTCCTCCGTTCGAAAGGTTCAGACAGATGCAGATGTTGCTCCATATCTTCCAGACACTATTCATCGTGACCCTATGTTTATCGCCCTTGATAAGAAGACTTCGTCGCTTTATAACTTCATCGCAGATGAATTAAGCAACGAACTGTTTGAAGCACAGCAGTTGCTTGGTGCTAACTTCTCTTTGATGGCTCACTATGGACATGACAGCAAACCTGGAAGTCCTGTAGATCAGTTGCGTGGATCAATCATGTCTAAGATCACCGCTCTTCGTATGCTGTGTGATGATCCAAACCTCTTGCACAAGAGCGCAGATAAGTTTGATGAGCATCTTGGAGAAGGAAGTGCGTATGTAAACAGTTTAAAGACAAGAGACTTACTAGATGGAGTAACAAAAACTCCAAAGTTAGATGCCCTAAAGACTTATGTAAACGATCATCTAGATACTGATCCAGAGGCAAAGGTAGTTATCTTTACTTCCTGGGTAGGAATGCTGGAGAGTATTCAAGAGGCAGTTGGTGGAACTCTGTATACAGGTTACATGAACGCTAAAGAGAAGGAAGCAAGCAAGACCAAGTTCCTAACAGACCCAGAGTGTCGTGTGTTTATATCCTCCGATGCTGGTGGGTATGGTGTAGATTTGCCCATTGCTAACCTACTGGTCAATTACGATCTGCCATGGAGTGCAGGACTTGCCGTCCAACGCAATGGTCGAATCAAGAGAGCCTCTAGTCGTTGGCCTAGTATTACTATTCAAGACATGTTGATTGCCGATTCGATAGAAGAACGACAACATGATATGCTCCAGCAGAAGAACGCAGTAGCAGATGCGGTTATTGATGGTCAGGGCATTAACGCAAAAGGTGGTGTCGACCTTACCGTTGGAAGTTTGATAGGGTTCTTACAGAAAGCAAGACCATAGGGGGAAACATGGCAAGAGTAAAAGCAACAGAAGCAAGAGAAGAAGATCCGCTTATTAAAGATGCGAGAGAATACTCCTTCTTAAAACAACAAATTGAATTCCTTGAGAAGCAACAGAAAGAAGTCCGTGAGCGTTTGTTTACCCAATTAGATGAACTGGGTGAAGTAGACGACAAAGGAAATGTCATTATTGAATTACCTGAAGAGGTAAATGGATTTGGTGCTGTTGTAAAGCAGCGTCGTGTATCACGTAAGATCGATGAACTTGTTGCAGATGAAATCATTACTGAAAAAGGAATGGAAGAGCAACTGTATAAGACCATCCGTGTTGTAGATGAAGATGCGTTAATGGCTGCTCTCTACAACGATGAACTTACAGAAGCAGAGATCGATCTAATGTATCCACAGAAAATTGTGTGGGCGTTAGTAATGAATAAGCGATAACGCATGGCAGGACTACGAGGACAAGACGAGATCGAGGCAGCATTTGCTGACCTTGAATATGTTCCTGGCTCAAAGAAGAAACGCCGTGACCTAGATCCAAAAGTTTCTCGTCGTAAAAGCGGTGAGAGTAATGGTTGGGATGCAAACCCAGTCATTAAAACATTAGGTGGAGTAGAGACAGAGGTGTTCACAATCGGTGCGTTAGCACTTGCATTGGAGAAGACAATTGTCACTATCCGCTTATGGGAACGCAAGGGATACATTCCTCGTGCTCCGTATCGTCTACGGTCTAAGACACTGAAAGGTGAGAAGACTGGAGGCAACCGAGTTTATACTCGTGCACTAATAGAATCTTCGATTGAGGAATTCAATCGTAGAGGATTACTTGGTTCTGCTCGTGTAGAGTGGAGCCAACACGAAGACCTTACAGAGGCTTTAGTAAAGCGCTGGAAGGACATCACATCCACCGAGAGCCAAAAGTGATTGAGAATCTGTGCAATAACACAGACGTCGCTAGTGCCTCATTACCAGAAAGAAACACATGCCAATTACAAAGCCACAGGTAGATGCAGACGCATACCTCGACGAGGATAGCGAAACTGCAGTTCCTAAAGTAGGAACAACCGTACAACAGGGATGGGATGCAATCGATGCTCTCGTCACAAAGTCAGAGGGAGACTTCCCAACTGATTTCCGTTTCTCCGAAGAACCACAACTTGTGAAGTTCCTCGAAGATCGACCATTTGCTTCATACGAACAACACTGGATTGAACGCCCTAAGGGTAAGAAGTCCTTTGTTTGCTTGGGCGATAACTGCCCACTATGCGATGTACTAGGTGATAAGCCTCGTGGAAAGTTCGCATTCAATGTCCTTGTTCTCAGTGGTGAGACACAAGGCGTTCAAATCCTTACAGCACCACCATCACTTGCTCGCCAGATTAAGAAGGCACATGATGATGAGCGCAAAGGACCTCTTGATAAAGAGTTCTGGGAAATTTCTCGACTAGGTATGGGCCCAACTACGCAGTATACCCTCAACTTCGTTCGTGGCCGAGATCTAGCAGAGGAATGGAAGTTAAGCAGTGACGCTGTTAATGAACTTGTAGCAGCCGCTGTTCCGTTCACAGCAGAAGTAATTAGGGAGACCCCTCGCTCCGAAATGCTTGAGGTTGCTCGCTCTGTAGCGTAACTGTACTTCCAAGAGAAGGGGTCTGTTTATTTCCGTTTCCAGGCCCCTTCTCATTATAAAGATTGAGGGATCATGAATATCATTACAACAAAAGAACAATTAAAAGAACTTGTTGAGTTTTACTCCAAGGTAGATGCATTTGCATTTGACGTTGAAACAGTTGGCGAAAATAGAATCCAACCTGTAGTCAACGATGTGATGTGGCTTTCCTTAGCGACAGAAGGTCGCACTGATGTTATACCGATGGGTCACCCTAACGGTGAGTTCCTTCGATGGGATAAAGAGTTATTACTTAGTGGTCAACGCAAACTTGCTGCAGGTAAAGAGTTGAAAGATGCAGATTACTCAAAGAACGAAGCCAAGTGGACTCCAGTATTTGATGCACCACCAGCACAACTTCTTCCAGGAGATGTATTTAAAGCCTTGAAGCCTTTATTCTTTAGTGACAAGTTAAAGATCGGTCACAACGTTAAGTTTGATTTAAAATCAATTGCAAAGTATTTCCGTGGAGAAGTTCCTAAGAAGCCATTCTTTGACACGATGATGGCTTCATTCATTATCGATAACAGAAACAAGAACATGTTAGGACTTGCTGCTTGTGCAGAGCGAACACTCAAGATCAAAGTTGAAAAAGGTATTGGAGCAATGGTGGAGGTTCACTCCTTCAGCGATGTTGCTTACTACTCAGGGTTTGACTCAGAGGTAACGTGGAAGTTGTACAAGGCTTTAGAGCCTAAGTTAGAGGGAAGCCTCAAGCGTGTATGGGCATTAGAGATGGATGTCGTCGCAGCCCTATGCGATATGGAACTATCGGGGGCCAACATCGACGTTAAAGAACTTACATTGTTGAAGGCACGTCTTGAGAAGGACATCGATCTTGCACGAGCAAAGGCGTGGAAGTTAACGGGCAAACCATTCTCTATGAACTCAGTGAAAGAAAAGCAGGAGTTACTGTTCTCACCTAAAGAAGAAGGCGGTCGAGGTATTCGTCCTAACCTTCGTATTCGTATTGCACTTACTACAAAAGGTCAAGAGGTTGCTGCAAGTAATCCAGAAGCATTAAATATCCGTCACTACTCAGTGTCGTCTGATGCTTTGGAGTTCTATCGCAAGAAGGATGAACTTGTAGATGCAATCCTTGAGTATCAAGACCTTAACAAATTGATGACCACCTATGTAATGCCGTACCTAGGTGGAGAGATTACTCGTACCACTATGGGTAAAGAGAAGATCGTTGACAAGAAGAGCCTCATGATTAACGGCAAGGTACACACAAATTTTAAAGCGCATGGAGCAGAGACAGGACGTTTCTCCAGTAGTGACCCTAATCTACAGAACATTCCTAGTAGTGGTGAGTATGGAAAACTAATCCGTAACCTCTTCATTGCACCACCTGGACACAAGTTAATTGTGGCTGACTACTCACAGATTGAACCACGCATCATTGCATCTTTCTCAGGTGATCCAATCATGGTAGAGAACTACAGAACTGGTGGGGACATCTACACCACTATTGGTGACACCATGAAAGTAGATCGTAAGGCTGGAAAGGTATTGGTTCTATCGATTGCTTATGGAGTTGGTCCAGAGAAGATTGCACAAAGCATCGGCTGTTCTGTAACAGATGCTAAAGATCTGCTGGCTAGATTTGAGGCACAGTTCCATGACATCTCTAAGTACAAGGCTAAGGTAATTCGTCAAGCAACAGCCAAGGCTCCTATACCATATGTAGAAACAATTTTTGGTCGACGTCGCTACATCCCAGAGTTAAAAAGCAATGAACGAGG